TTCTTGTCCTTAACCTCAGATAATTCCTTACCCTCTAATTCATATGATGCATTGATCGGATTATTCATCATTTTTTTAATAGAAGCATTTCTATTAGTCAACATAGAGGTTGTATTTGTTTGAATTTTTTTTGGTTGCAGATTTCCACTAACAGTGTTTGCACCTCCAATATCATTTACAGGATCTGTAACCTCAGAATCTGTTTTAGTTAAGTTGGTATTAGTATTAGTATTGGGATTAACATTAGTATTAATATTATTCACATTACGTTGTCGATCTGCTAATACTCTTGTACGATTTCCAACAGAATTAACAAATTTATCTGGAGTTATTGTTGCCTCATCTACTTTCTTTTTATTTTTCACATATGCTAAGTAAGTAGGTGATTTTTTCTCAACTTCCTTTCCTGATCTTCTTCTTGCTTTGTTTCCAGCACCTCTATCTTGATCTTCAGTTTGTCCATCACCCTTTTCACCAGGATATATGGAACCAGCAGCAGCCTTTTTGGATACTCCTCTTCCACCTAATCTTTCACTTAATATTGAATTGATAGTATCTGTTAGATTTAATTTTTCATTTGACTCTGGAACTGATTTTTTCTCTTTTACTTTTCTCTCTAAACGTGCTTTTTTCTTATGAGGATACATCGTGTCCATAGTATGACTTCTCTGAGGATAAGCACTTCCACTATGTCCTTCCTTAGTTCCTTTAGTTTTCTTTCCTCTATCTTCCTTATGCCTTTCCCGTCTTTCTTGTTGTTCACGACCTAACTTACCATAACCCATACCACTTCTATTCATAGCAGAAGTCATATCTCTTCTTGCTCTTTTACTTCCTGTTTCACCTTCAATAAATTTTTCATCACCTTTATTCCTTTCATCAATATATTCAACTTCCTCTTTTTTTACACAATTATTATATGTTTTACCAAACATTTTTTTAGTACCTTTCTTTTCATAACCAGGCCAACATTTCTTTGCCTTTTCTGTTAAAGGTGTAAGAGATCTCTGATAAGTTTCTTTCATTTTTTTCTTGCCTTGACAGTGTGCTTTTTGACTAAAACCTTTTGGATTATCACAATCAATGGATTGTTTATATTTATCACTCCAACCCTCATTCATTTTCTTTTTCTTCTTTTTACGAGGGCTATCAGTAGAAACATAAGTTGGTTTTGCAGCACCAGATTTTGATTGCTGATTAGGATCAGCTTTCTTTTTTCTACGAGCAGCAGAGAGTCTCTCTGCCTTAGTCATACTCGCTCTCTTCGCAGAGGATACGCATTTAGGTGTACCTTCACCAGGTTCATCACTCGCACAGGTTCCACCTGTAACGACGTTAACCCAACCACCTTTACCATCTTTAGATTTAGATCCTTTGAACCACTTATGAAGTGAACCTTCTGATACCTGTTTTGCCATTCATATAGAACATTCCAATTCTATTTATCAATTAAAACCTGCTTGGAATTTGTTCCACTCTATTGCGTTCTTAATTTGAAATGTTCGATTTGATATTACCTTTATAATCTCTTCCAAAAACTTGAGCATTGTATCATAATATTTGATTTTCATATCTATCTGACTCAACTTTTCATCTGCTTCAAGATGTCTTTGTATTGCATCTTTTTCTCTAACTTTATACGAGAAAGGTTCGGCAGCATATACTTCTGCTGGTGCTTTACCTGTGTAATAATTATATCTTTCTAATTTGATTCTTTTATATTGATCCAATGCTTTTTCTCTCAACAAAACAATTGTATTATAAACTGTATAATATTTTGAATGTAATTGAGGTATTTTAAGTGATTCATCATGTAGATTATCAGGATCTATAACAGAATCATTCTGCCACATCTCCTGAATTTTTTCAAGATTCATAGACGAGTTCTACCATCATTGCCTGTAATGAAATAAACTGTATATTTAAACTGAACTTCTGCAGTAAAATACTGTATATCATCTAGTGTAACATCAAAATCCAAAGATGTCAAGGATATTGGAAACAGATCTACAAAATGAACGATTGTCTGTGTTCTAAAATTACTATTCAATATATGCAACTTACCATCACTAAATTGATTCTTATCATCTCTTACAACATCTAAACTTGGTTTGACTAAATCTGAAAAGTCTCCTGTGGTTTCTGGAAACCCCAATCCTGTTAACCAATTATGAATACCCATATAATTTTCCATATTCTCATCTACAAGAAATCTTAAATTAAGATCTCCAAAGGTAAGTTTTTCACCAGGTACATCAATATTTTTTAGATATGATGGTTGGTTTGCTAGACCTAAACTTATCTCAGGTATTCTTGCGTTTGTGCAAAAGAAATCCACTTTAGGTGTTTTTCCCAAAGCAAACTTAAATCCTATCGGTGATAAGAAATTTCTATTTTGTATTTGATTAGAATATGGGTTAGCAGCCATTATCCATTAATGATCATGTAATACCACTCTTCACTCATACCACTGATAATATTATCAGCATCAACTTTGTTTGAGCAATAATTTTCGCTAATGAGATGGTTAACAACTTTTTCGTAAGCTTTGTTTGCCTCTCTTGCTTCTCTTGGTGAGGGTTTCATTAGACTAGTTTTATTTCTATTTAGACAAAAAAAGAGACCCTTTCGGGTCTCTGATGAATATGTAAAGAGATTTACATAAGGTTCTGAACCTTAACTCTTCTGTAGTAGCGGTTAGCGTTAGACTGAAGACGACCTGCACCAACTGTAGTACCTTCTGCAAATGGGTTTGCAACGATACCGTAACGAGTTTTGAACCCGATTTTTGGTTGGAATGTGTCCTGACCAACTGCACGAACCATCTGTAGAGGAACGTATGGGCAGTAGAACA